TCCTAACTTCGTCAGGATTAGGATAGAAGTCGTCGATTATATAAATCACGACTAATGTTTCAGTTCATCAAGTACGTCAATACCGCCCTCGATTTTGGCAAGGTATTCTTTTTGTCTTTGAAGTTGACCTTCTAGCACAGATATCTGTTTCTCAATTTCTACCTGTTGCTTTAAAAGATTATTCCTCAAAACTTCGCTTTTGTTCATTGTGTCCATTGTATCGTCCAAAACGCCAATTATGTTCTCTAAATCACTCATTGTCGTCTCCATGTTTTCTAAACGCTCTTCCAAGCAATGCTTGGCTGCCGTCTTTTCTAATTATTTTCAAGTTTCTGCGGAGGTGCATGTCGTCACGAGCTTTCTCTAACCATGCTTGTTTCTTATCATCGTCCCAAGCTGCTGGCATAGTTATCCTCATACCATCAATTTCATATGTTCTTAATCCGCTATCCTCTACTATGTTTTGTCTTATGACTTCATCTGCCATAAAGTTCTCCTAAAAAGAAAGAGAACTTCCCTCAATCCTAATAGGAGCCCGCGATGGGAACCTTTTTAGGCAGGTACATGATACCGAGTCGTTAACCTATTTTCTGTTTTGCTGTGTTAATTACTTCTGTAGCGTTCACACGCTTGACTACATATTAGGTTGCGGATTCTCAGTCGTCTGTTCACTTGTCCTGAGGGAAGCCTCTAATCTACTTAAACTATTTTATTACTTATAGTTATATTTTTTTATTATGTATATTATACACAAAATTTGAAGTTCTGTCAAGAACTATTTTTAAGTTCGTTTAATAACTACTTACTGTTTATCTTATCTTTAGCGGTTCCCGCGTATAATCCAAACCACGCTGCACCAGCACCAACTACGATACTAATTAAGCCTGATTGTTCTAACGTGGGGACTTCAAGATCCATGAACCACATTGTACAGTAGTACAGTAGGAAAATGTAAACAGAAAGGAATAGACGTGGAAAAATCCTCCAAGAGTCTATCATTTGAGATAACCATATCCAGCGTTGCCACGGATTATCTGGTTCTCTCTCATTTTCTAGTTCCATAATTTTCTGCTTTAGTTCGCCGATTTCAGCTACCATAGCCATAAACTTATTAAGGTCTATTTCAACCTCGTTCCTAGACATATCGCCTGAGAACTGTTCACTTGGTTGAGCCATTTATGTCTCCAATCCAATCCAACCATTCTTCTCTCCAAAATATCCCCTGCTTTTCAGGTGGGTGAAAATGGAAAGAGATTGATATTCTTGGGCCTAGGGTCACGACCCTATGATAAAGTTTAGGTGATAACCAAAGAAGGTCTCCTTCGCTTAGGTCAACCACCTTATCTAGAGTTGCTTCATTTGGTTTACAATCTTTTTCGTACTCATTCATGATGTACCAGCGGGTTGTTCCCCTAACATGAAACAAAAAGTTTTCAGTGGTGTCTGCGTGGGTAGGAAAACATCTAGCGTCCTTTTTACTAGACATATAAATATTAGCCTGCCCTCGTCCGTAATACTCCTCAAAGTCCTTACATTGTGTCCAGAGTTTTTTATTTAAGAACTCACACAACGAAAGAACAAAAGTACTACCATTTTTCCACTTCTTATAAATATCTTTCTTCTGCAACTTAAGTTCAGCTTTTTTATGACAATATTTCTTTCCTGTCTCATAATCAATTATCTGAAGTTGCGGCATACGGTCGTGATCACTTAGTCCATAAGAATTAAGATACTCATCTGTTTCTTTCCAACTAAAATAGTCTTTAAACCTACCATCATTATTTTTTACGATATGATACTTTTTATTTCTATACTCGTCATTAAACTGTTCAAATGACATTCCTAGTAATTGTTCAATCTTCATTTTTTACTCCCCATACTGTTAAAACTTTTCTTGTGCCTTTCCAAACTCCCTCTACCCAATGCATCTGATTAGGGTGAAACATAACTAAATCTCCTTTGTTTTGCCTTGCAGGCTCTCCTTCAATATACAGTTCTCCGCCCTCAAATTCATTATTTAATAGTATAGACATACTATGTGTTCTTACCCTCCTTTTATCTTTATATTCGTCCCTATGTGGACTAAACCTATGACCTACTTCATATACTTGTATAGCACAAGTCATAATACGAGGGTATATTAACTCTTGTACTTTTGCTGCTATAGTTTTTGGCATTTTAAAGTCTGCACATTCGAGGCGTTCTTCTTTTTTAGTAGTGGATTTCATAAGACTTATTAAAAAGTCACATTCTTGGTCATCTAAGAAATTTTCTATTTTTCTAAAAACCACACTACTAAGCTATCTCTAACTCCTCTCATTACAGGAAGAACTTGATGTTCTAAATCTGGTTGAAAAACTAATACTTCTCTTTTCTTCATTGGAATTATGGTTCTTTGTCCTAATACTCGGACTTGAAACTCTCCACCATCAAATTCACTACTGTCATTAAGTAAGCAAGCCATTGATAATTTTCTATATCCTCGCCCGCTTCCGTCAGTATGCCACTTATAAAAGTCTCCTACATGATATCTAGCAATTTGTAGTATCTCTGGAGTATAGTCATACCCTAACTCGTTTATATACTCTTCCACTAACTGAATCCCTCTCGGTTGAGGTTGTCCTACTCTTTTAGCTCTCTGTATGTATCTACATTCAGTCTTTCTATATTCGTGATTCAGTCCTTTTCCTGTTACTCCCTCTATTCCAATATGTGTATCAAAAGTGTTATTACATATGTCATACAACTCTTGTGGTAAAGGGTCGGGTAACTTCTGGAACATCATATATCTACTATATCTTGTACTTTATATGCTACCTTCCATAGTTCGTCTGCGATATCCTGTCGTTTATAAGGAGCTTTCCCATAAGGAGAATACTTAGGGTGCCACGGCTGACTACTTAATGATGTAAAATGTAGGTGCCAAATGTCCTCTAATTGAAAGTGCTTCTGAGTCTGTCTATCTTCACATTCATCATCAGTTACGCACCCATCAAATGAGTTCCATCTTGCGTCTATTCTTTTTACTATAATATCCTCGCAGCGGTCTCTATAGGGAGAGTGTAGAGTCTTTTGGAATACATTTTTGTAGTTCCAATCACATACCTTTATTTCTTCAATAGGGTCTATATATTCCCTTGCTTTTTCACAATCCATTATAATAACACTATCTGAAAACCAACCTCTCTCATATTCTGTTCCTTCAAAACTTACAGGGTTCTTATTAAGCGGATCCCAAACCATTCCAAATGCACAATCTCCTAACTCAGTATTCCAAAGACATTCAATATCTCTAAAGTTCATTTGGTCAGCGTCTAGGTAGATTGCTCTGCCTTTAAAATTACATAGTTCAGGTATTGCATACCTATGATTAGTAAAAGGTGTTCCCCACATTCTTTTGTTCCAATCTTTAGACCAACTAGGTCGCATAAATGTAATATCTAACTTTCTGTCTGTATTACTGTGTAAGCTATATACTAGGATTCTCTCAATCCAACGATCTTCAAACTCACTTGCTCCTACAAATATCTTAATAGGTTCTAAGTCAAACTTAGAATTGGTGGGATATAATGGATCATTATATTCGCTATAGTTTTCTTGCTTCTTCAATTACTTGCTCCTTTCGTTTTTCTACTAATGTATCTCTTTTACTTGTAAGAGGGTTAATTTTATACGCATTATCTACTTTAAAATACCAAAATATAGAATCGCCCATACTATACATATTCATAACTCTACCGCCAGGGAATAATACTTTATCCTCATCTATATAGAAACCAAAACTATCATCATTAGTCCATTGGAATATCCAAGGCGCATGTAAATATGTTTGCCTTATTACTTTATTTCTACTTGTGTAGGGTCTAATTGCACCATATAGTCCATCTGACTTTATAGGTATAATGCCAGATTCGATTGGGATTGGTTGAATTATTGTGTGTGGGGTGGTTTTAACAAGAATGAGATTACTAATTAGAGCATCTTTATTTCCAATATGCTTTCTAATTTCATCAAATATCTCATTTTTATACTTTCTCCAGTCAGGTATATTGGCGTTATATATTGAGTTATGTGTTATGTTGTAGAATTGATATGTGTCCGCCTGCATAAACCTCCAATCTTCTTGGGGGCTCATGTATTTTATTGCTGTGTTTGCAAGTGTATTAAATAATTGTAAGTTCATTCATCAGAAAGTGGTTATAAATTGTATTGCGCTATCGATACTATTCTCGTAGCGTTCCGGTAGGCTCAGGTCTATTACTACTCTTGGAGAGGAACCTGTATTGCAATCTGCAAACCATCCGCTTCCATCTGCTGGTTGGTGTCCTGATATACAAGTCCAATTGCCTGCGCCTATAGACCTTTTTTGGTCTTTAACTGTAACTTGCTGTTTACCATTTACCATTATTGAATATCCACTACCAGCGTTGTGAATAAATCTTATAAATCTTCTTGGTTTTTGTTTATTGTTGTGCCAACCCGTATGTCCCCATCGAGGCGGCATTACTGTAAGAGTATCGTAATACCACTGAGCGTTCGTTTGATAGAGTTCCTTATTCATTCCTGCTTTAAATAATGCTAGGAGATAATGTTTATCTAATCTTAACTTCTTCCCTTGTGATAACCCTCTGTTCCTAGCCCCTAGTGCATCAATCTGTCCTTTTGAGGCTGGATTTACCACTTGTCCACTATAGTCCTGATAATTGGAACTAGCAGGATAACCTGAGAAAGAGGCGTCAGCCATGTGTGTCTTTAATGTTTTAAAGGTTAAGTCTGCTTTTGGTAATGCTCTAAAAGTATGAGGCATTTTTAAAAGCATCTCAGCCATACTATCTAGTCTGCCGAGTAAATTGATATTCTTAATTGGTACTTGTTTCATTGTTCAATGCTTCTGGGTCTGTTACCTTTTCATAGTAAACTACGACCTCTTTGAGTTCTGTAATATATCGTTTTAGTTCTTGCATATTATAACTCATTAACTCATAATCTGGGATTGACATAGCAACAAATACTACTTGTCCGTGTTCTTTTACAAGTCTATCATGGAACTCATCTATATTTTTATCACTTACTACATACCACATTGGCTCTTTCAAGTCAATCTCGCGTGGGAGCACAGGTTGTGTTATAATCCTGTCCATCGGCTTAGCCGTTACTTCTATTTGTTTAGTTGGGATTAGACTGCAACTCGACGCCATCATCGAGAGCATCAATATTCCTGCTAATTTCTTCGATTGATTCAAATACATGCTTAGTTCCCTTGTTTATTTTAGGCTCTAGCAGACCGGGCTTTGCCGCTGCTAATTTTGTTAAATTGTGTCTTTTAAAGATATCTAGATACCTGTTCATCTCCATTTGAGTTGCTTGGGACTTCGCCTGTAGTTCCCCTAGCTGTTTCGTTTGTAATGCAAAATCGTTCTGCATATTCTGTATCGCTGCTTCTTGAGTAGCAACTGCACCTTCTAGTGCTACATTATTTGCTGTTAAGACTTGGTTTTGGCTATATAAATAATAACTCCCTAGACTTAATACTATAATAATTCCTATTAGTAATTGATTCATAATTGTTCTATCCTATAATTGAGTCCTTCGGCTCCCCTAATCTCTATAGTATCACCATCATCGTTTACAAACTTTATAAAATTTGGTTGTTTTTTAATGAATTTTTGTACTATATACTGTTTATCATCAGCATCTCCCCAAGTCGAATTGTAACTTACGCTGAGTTGCCATCTAGGAAACAGTTTGTATTTGAGCCATTCATAAACCCAAACTAACGCTTCCCAAATAGGGAGCAGAAACTTGGAAATTTTCTGCCATAGCTGTTGGAAGAATTTTTTCATGTGCCGAATAGGTCAGCCTCAGCTTGTCTACGCCTTGTTAGTCCTTCTAATACTTTACCACCTGCCTTGTTCCATCTCATCATTTGTGCTGGAACACCTGCATAGTCGCCGTCATTAAGAACCTTCAAAAGCGTACTAGATGAGAGATTACCTCCACCTAAATTGTAAACCCATGATACCATTGCATCAAACTGGTTTTGATTTAGTTCAGCTGTTACTAACTTATTTACATAACCTTCGTACTCAGCCATTTCATCTCTAAGCATTTCTTCTGCTTCTTCTTGTGTGATAGTCATTCCTTCACTAACGCCTTTTATGTGTCCATATCCTATTGTCCACACGCCGGCTGGGCACTTATATGCCTCTAGTTCGCACCCTTCAAAGTGCTTAATTAAGTCTATTCCTTTGTTTCCTATTCTCATAATTGGTTTCCTGTGGAGGAAAGTGGGGGTGGGTTGCACCCCCGCTAAT